CCTCAAGTCTCCTTGAACGAACTCATTTGCTTCTGACTCAGAAAACTCTGGATACTTAAGATCTACACCTCTTACCCAATACCCTTCTTTACGCAGTCTTCTAACCATATGACTGCCAATAAATCCACCAGCACCTAAAACAAGTGCAGTCTTCTTGTATTCACTCATGACTATCACAATCTCCTAGTATATATGTCAATGTAAGAAATGTCTGGTTCCGGTTAACACCATCGTAATCCCTAATTCATTACACGCAATAACAGATTCTTTATCCTTAATACTTCCTCCTGGTTGAATTATTGCTTTAATACCATAAGTTGCTGCTTTTCGTACAGTATCATCAAATGGAAAGAAACCATCACTTGCTAACGCACCGCCACTAACATCATCCTTTGCTTCTAATGCAATCTTAGATGAACCTACACGGTTCATTTGTCCTGCACCAATACCAAGTGTTCTACCATCACGTGCAACTACAATAGCATTAGAACGTACATGTCTTACCACTTTCCAAGCAAAAGTAAGATCAATAATTTCCTGCATAGTAGGTTGACGTTCAGTGACAGTCTTCCATGTCATAGGATCTACAGGTTCATTATCCTTCTCTTGTATTAAAATTCCACCTAAAATACTTCTAATATTATAAGGATTAACCTTCATATTATTAAAATCTAATTCAAGTAATCTTAAATTCTTTTTAGTAGAAAGAATCTCTTTTGCTTCATCATCAAATGCAGGTGCTACTATACATTCATAAAATGCACCACTTAATTCCTTTGCACACTCAAGAGTCACTGTGTCATTCAATGCTACAATTCCACCAAATGCACTGATTCTATCTCCATCTAATGCCCTAAGCAAAGCACTATAGATATCATTTCCTATTGCTACACCACATGGATTAGTATGTTTAATAACAACAACAGCAGGATCAGTTGTAAACTCTTTTACTGTAGATATTGCTGCCTCAAGATCTATAAGATTATTATAACTTAATTCTTTTCCTTGTAATTGATTAGCATTTGATATACCTTCATCAGGAAAGACACACCACATTGCTTTTTGGTGAGGATTCTCACCATACCGTAAAGATTGCTTAAACTGCAATCCATCTAAAAGTGTTGATGTATCAAGCTTCATAATTCTTCATCCATTCATAAATTGCCGTGTCATATTCAGCAGTGTGCTTGAATGCTTCTAAAGCAAGTTTAGGACGAATATTGTTTACTTTACCTTGATCCAAAGCAAACATAAATTCACCATACTGAGAAGGGTTAGTCAATACAGAAACATGTTTATGATTCTTTGCTGCTGCTCTCACCATAGTCGGTCCACCAATATCAATATTCTCTATTGCTTCTTCCCATGTTACATCTGATTTAGCAACAGTTTCTTGAAATGGATAAAGATTTACTGCAACAATATCAATAAGTTCAATGTCAAATGCCTCACGATCTGCATCATGATCATCATCATTACGTTTAGCAAGAATACCACCATGAACTTTAGGGTGTAAAGTCTTAACTCTACCACCAAGAATCTCTGATGAATTAGTATAGTCAGTTACTTTAGTTACTGGTACATCTGCTGCACTGATAGTTCTATAAGTTCCACCACTAGAAATAATTCCATAACCATAGGAAACTAATTCTCTTGCTAAGTCAATAATACCATCTTTATTTGATACACTTAATAATGCGTAGCTCATACCGTAATCCAGCGTTCGTTTTCAAGAGTCCATTTGGTTACATCTGCGATTCGTTCCCGAACAGACTTAGCAGGTTCCCATCCTAGTGCCTTCATCTTACCACCATCAAGGGCATAACGTAAATCATGTCCAGGACGTGATGAATGAAAATCAACCATCTCATACTTAAGTTCTTTACCCTGTGCTTCTGCAATAATAGTTGCCAATTCAAGATTATCCAATTCTTCCGAACCGACAATATTAAATTTAGGACACTTAGCATTACCCCAAGTAGGTCCGAACAATTCATTATATGCCTTTAAACTAGTTTCTGACTTAACAGCATTCTCCTCAAACTGTAAAAGGAAAAGAACAGCGGATGAAACATCTTCAGCATGAATATAATGCCGTGAGCCTGCAATTGTCTTTGTCCTATCACTATGAATAGTAACACTCTCTCCATCCCTTGCTCTCTTGATACACATAGGAATGAACTTCTCTGGATGCTGACGTTCACCAAATACATTCATAGTATGAGTAATGTATATTGGAAGTCCGTATGTATTTTCATATGCAACTGCTATTTCTTCAGCAGCAGCCTTAGTTGCACTATAAGGATTGGTAGAATTATATCTATCATTCTCCTTATACTTAATACCATCTGGTGCAGGACCAAATACTTCATCGGTACTGAAGTAAACAAATCTCTCAAGATTATCTTTTTGTGTTCTTGCAAACTCAAGAATATTAGTAGTACCTATAACATTATCCAACACAAACTCCATTGGATAATCAATACTTCTATCTACATGAGACCCAGCAGCAAGATGTAGAATGTAATCTACTTTCCCAACTTCACTACGAACTAACGGATTTAATTCTGCCTTCAAATCATGATGGACAATCTTTACACGCTTCCTGACTTCAGGATCAAAGGAAAGCATAATATCATGAAGACGATTTAAATTACCACTGTAATCTAATCTATCCAGACTTATCACTTCCCAGTCTGTCGTCTTCAAAATCTGTCCTATTAAATGATGTGCTATAAATCCAGCTCCACCAGTAATTAAAACTCTTTTCATATCAACCTTATAATTTCTGTTTATATAGTTGGGTTGGAAGGTAAGATTTAAGTATGCTTACAAATACAGGGCATTGCTACTTTAGTAGAATTTTTACTGTATTGCATATGTCCTCCTGGTAAAGAGTTCTAGGGGCCAAACCCTAGCGAGCACCACCTCTGACATATCACCTTAACCAGCCTATTGCCAGCAAGTTTAATTCAGTCACTCCCGTGTCAAATCCGTCGATTCAACAAAGATATTATGACATGAAAAAAGGAGGATGTCAAGTCCTCCCATAATCATCTTCAAGTCTTACAATATCATCTTCTCGACAATCTCCTCGTTGAACCTCAATAAAGGTAATTCCATCTTTACCTCCTTTAAGACGATGTACACCCTTCTTTGGAATGTAAGCATACTCTCCTGGTCTTATAACTCCTTCCTGTCCATACTGAGTGATATAACCAATACCTTCAACAATAGTCCAATGCTCTTCACGATATTCATGATACTGCAAAGAAAACCTATGATCTGGTTTGACATAGATTTCTTTTACCTTATGGTCTGGTTTATCTAAAAGAACTTCATAAGTTCCCCAAGGTCTTTGTTCTACTGCCATGGTTTACCTAATGCCCACATCACTAAACTATATCTAGTACCTTTTGTTACAGGTGTAACTGTATGGTACATAAAACTAGGAAATATAATAATTGACCCTTTTGGTCGTATCTCTTCACACACTTTAAATCTCTTCTTACCTTCAAGTGGTCCAAAATCAAACTTTAAATCACCACCACTATACTCATTACCATCAACAAGATTTACAGTTACACTTATTTTTCTAACCTTACCATTCTTACCAGAATCAGATTGATTTTTGTATACACTTAGAAAATCAGATCCACCATCACAATGCCAATCATAAAATTGATTAACTCCATACTTAGTAAATTGAATTGGTTCAATGCGATCAAAGAACCAATTCCATCCTGCCTTTTGATTTGCATCCTTAATATAAGGAAGAACCAAATCATAGATGCGTTGATCATCTAACCAGGCAATTTTACTTTCTCTAGTATCTTGACGCTGATTAGTTTTTGCTTGAACTAATCGCTTTCTACCAACATCAATTATCCCATCACAAATCTGTGGTGGGACAACCGAGCGATAATGTACATAGGGAAATTTTAAATACACTCTGCTGCTTCAAGATCCTGTCTAATACACTCCATCAAAAGACTATAATCTCTTTCTGGATCTTCTCCATCCAAATATACTTCGTTCTGATAAAACCTTTTAATTTTTTTATAAAGTTTTGGATTCTTTACATCCAAAAATATTTCTTTATTTGCGGCAGCCTGAAGGATGCCTATGTCTTTCTTGAACTTTGAAGTAAGTGTCATTACTTTAATTGGTTTACCCGTATATTATAGTGGATACAGGGTATGTAGTCAAGTGTTTACCCATCTTGTAACGGTGAGTTCAATAGAATTGTCATCCATTTCCCACTCTTCCTGTATCTCAAATCCTTCTTCTTTGGCAGTATCATGTATTGTCACTCTAGCATACTGCTGAGTAAGCTTATCAATGAACCTTTCTATAGGAACATCTTTACTCCATGTTTGTCTATCAGCAACCAAATCATAATTACCAGTTTGTGGATTTAATCTAAATCCAATATCAGGTTCAATAGAAAGTTCAACTTCAGTAGTAGGATGTTCTTCTGCATGATCTGGATCCGTAATTACAAGATCAACCACAGACATCCCTAAATCAGAAGGAACATTAGGTCTTTCACCAACTAATTGAAGAGCTTCTACTAAATGTTTCTTTTCTTTAAGTTGTGTTTTAATAGTGCTGAAGTGTGACATCTTCCTCGGTAGTTTGTTTTTGCTCATAATATTCTGGTTTGTGTTGAACATTTTCAACTACTCCAAGTCTCTCCTCAATTCTTTTGGTGAGATTTTCGCAGTCATTTCCAACAACACCCATAACCTCTTCGGTCACAGTGCCGTCTTGTCTAATGGTAAATTTAATAGTCTGTTGTACTGATTGTGTCATTCGTCATCCTCCTCAATTGGTGGGTGAAAGAAAATATAAACCCAGGCAAGCCCCATAATAAGGACTAGAAATAAACGTATTGAACTAGGTGATGTATCTATAGTTCCCATTATATCCCTGGTATATATCTGGCACCTTTCTGTATGAGTGGCATTACATCACTCTCTACTTTCTCTACAATATCATCAATAACATTAACATCCAAATCCATGAATGGAGGAATGATACCAAGAATACGTAACAATCCGTCAAGAAATAGTGCTAAACAAATAAATCCAAGGATCATACTGATAATAGTTGCATCACGATTATGCTTACGC